AATCTGGTTTTGCCTCATCCTTCTTTAACTCCCAGTATGCCTCAACTGGAGGTAAAATACCACCCTGCAATGCACAAGCCATCCAATTAGGGTCAGGATGTGTAATCTTTGCAGGTTCATCTGGTGTCTCTGGGTCTTCCCATACAACACAATATTCTGTTCTGTGTGGCTCTAGCTTTTCTTTTGCCCAACACAGTCTATCCCAAAGATGTGTGCCTTGAAATTCTGGTGTTTCTATTTTCATGCTAAGTCTCCTATTGCAACAACTAGGCATCCATCATTATCAGCAAATGCTCCAGCTGGATTGGTAGAACCTCCATTTTCAAAACCTGCATATCCAGTCCTAAAAGGGAAAGCACTTGTTGTTTGTGTAACATGAAGTTTATCAGCAAGAATAGCATTTAAATAAGGGTGACTATTATTACCATTTGTTATACCTGTAGTACAACTATAAGTTAATGCACCACTCATATTATTTGTCCAATTTACAATTCCTTTTCCTGCCGATGTATCTGTTAATGATGCTGTGTTAAAACTTGCATCAATCGCTGGTGCAGTTTGGTCAAACAAACAATGTGCCTTCGCACTACCATTCACAACATAATCTGTATCCAAAGACTTAGCTGTGCCTGTTATCTGTCCACTTGTTGATAATGTATCAAATGCTATTGTTCCGTTTGCCATTATGCTAAGTCTCCTAATAATGCAGGATGCACATTTGATGCATCTAACAAAACACCATTTACATATGGCGTTTGATAACGTGAAGCCGTTGTTGTTGGATTTGCTAAATCAAAACATTGGCAAAGGGCAGCTAAAACCGTATTACCTTGCCCTGCTGTTCCAACATGAGCATAGTTTACATTTGCCATTGCTGAAGTAATTGTTACTGTATAATCACCAGTTCCGTTATCTGTAATTGAAGCATTATTAAAACTATCTCTAGCTGCAATAGTTCCACCACCATTAAAATTTATCCAACTCTTAGCCAACCCTTGCTGAATACTTGTCTGTGCCGTACCCTCACCTCTAATAGTCATAGAGTTTGCACTTGCACTAACTACAGGTGTTGAGCCAATGGTTATGGTTGTTGAAGTGGACTTGCCTGTGATTGTGTCTAGTATTACTTCACTCATATTATAATCCTTTTATCCTACAAGATATCCCCAAAAGTAAGATCTTGTGTCAATAGTAAAACTTGAATCATTAGATATAAAATAGTCAACTTTTACTGTGTCACTTGCGTTAAGTTTGTAAATGGTATTATCTCCTATAGTTTCATAAGCACTAGATGGGCTACCAACAATATCATATGTTCCAAAAGTAGAGTTATCATCATCGTTTTTTGTTATTCTTACTACTATGTAACCAGAACCTACACTATTAAACCTATCAGATGTTCCTACATGGTACATACCTGTTATTGGAACTGTTACAACTCCAGAACTTACACTACAACCACCTTGTGTGAAAAAGTCTCTATCAGCATCACTAATATTATCGTAGTTTATAACTGTTGTGGTTTGATTTACACCAGTTAAGGATGACCCTCTACCAATTCTCCAAGCTGGATTAGTTGGTCTAAGAATACGACCACCACTATCTAAAGTTATACCAGTTGTACCATTTGTATGTTGTATAGTTTGAACTTTAAGTGTACTCATGATATCACCAACCTTCCACCACTATTTATTGTCAATGTAACACCACTATCGACTGTAAATGCTCCAGTAACTTGTGCATTTTCTGTGGCTAGTATTGTCGTGTTAGCCGTTAAGTTTTGTGCATTAGTTCTAAACAAACCACCTGCTTTAAAATTACCTTTGTTCTCTGCGGCTGGTGTAACTGTGCCAGTTTGTGGTGCTAAATAGTTTACAAAGATATTGCCAGTTCCAGAACTAGGTGCTGCTGAAAATGTTAATGTTGTGCCGTCTGGAATAGTATAAGCAGCCGTATCTTGTACGACACCATCTACAGAAACCAAAACATCTTGTACTGAACTAACGGCAGTCGATAATGTAAATGTGGTATCCGATCCATCGCCATTGAATCTTTGTACGGCAGTAGTCGTTTCAAAGTTTGTAACTGGTGATACACCAATAAAAGCCATTATGTTATCTCCATAATACTCAATGTTCCTGATAGCTTATCCGCTACACTACAGTCCACAGTAATCTGGTCTGTCGTTTCTAATACAACTTTATTTCCCGCCATCAATTCTAAGGCAGAACCAACTGGGATTGGTGCGTTCTGTACAATAATACTTGTGCCATTTGCTGTATTGTTTGTTACCGCTCTGTTGGCAGTATCACTTACTAGTCTAACTGTCGCAGTAACTTGAGAGGTATGTATATTGGACAAGACCAACCCTAACACGATTGTTGTTGTGCTACTTGCTGCCGTGTACACTACATACGGAGTTCCCGATGAAGCAGGTTCGGCTGCAAAGTTAACGACTTTAAATGTATTTGCCATATTATTATCCTAACGCTATTGCTAATGCTGTTGCCTCGTTTGCTGCATCTGTAGCACTTGTGGCACCTATATCACTTAATACTTCACTTGTACTTCTACTTTCTAAACCGTTTGCAGTAAATCTAGCATACTCATCATCGGCTACACTTGCACTGTCTATTTTGACTGCATTAGTATTAGATATACCAAATGTTAAACTAGCTTGTCCGCCAATATCCGACAAGACTTCAGCGGCACTTCTGCCTTCAACTGTGGTACTATTTATTTTTAAAAAATCATTATCTGCAATACCAGAACCAAACTGTGCTACATTTGTATTTGATACACCTACGGCAAGTGTAGAAGCCGTTCCTAATCCTAATGTCGATCTTTGTGCTGTCGCATTTGCATCATCTAATAATGCTTTTCCAGCCGCAGTTAAGTCATATGTTGCAGCGGCACCCGAACCAGTGAACTGTATACCCTTATCTGCAGCAGATGTTAATCCAGCAAGTGCTTGTAAATCAGCATCTAATCTTGCATTGGCTACAGTTCCAGATAACTGAGAAGCATCAATAGTTTTATTTGTTAAGGTATCTGTAGTGGCTCTACCCACAATAGTATCATTTGAAGACGGAAGAACAAGAGTTGCATTACCAGAATAAGCAGAGTGAGGAGCTGCTTTTATTTCGGTATAGTGAGCATTACTAGATTCACAATAAAATCTAACGACAGATTGTGCTCCAGTGTTCTTAACATCTATAACACCACCATTCACAGTTAAGTCATCACCAACTGATAGGTCTGCACCTAGTGTTGCATTGCCACTAGCATCTAAGAATACTGTTTTGGCTGCAGGTAACGTACAAAATATTGTTCTTGTTCCAGAACTCCAGCTAACGGCATTGTTTGAATTAGAACTAGCTAAGATAGTTGTTCTAGCTAACGTAGTACCAGAAGATGTGAATGTACCTAAACCAACCTCAAAGTCTGTACCATCAGAACAAGCATAATATGTGGTATCAGAGTTACTTAAATTAGTAGTAAAAGTCTCAAAACCCGTAACGGCACCACCTAAAGTATATGTGCCAGTGCCGGTTGTGGTAGTCGTTTCTTTTATTCTATCTGATAATACTAACGCCATTACTTTAACTCTATTGTTAGATTCCCTGCATTAATTCTAAATATATCTCCTGATGCTATAACCTTACTAGCATCCAAAGCTCCTACAAATAATATATTACCACTGCTTGAAGCGTCCACAACAAACACATGTGTTATTGTATTGTTTGTTCCACCAGAGGCTGGAAACTCAATATTCGCTGCATTAGTTGCGGTCTGTGTATCTGTTGAATCTGCTCCTACAGTTGTCCAACCAGAAGCAGCTACTTGTTGCCTTGCGTAGTTTGTAAAGGTTGCTTCCGTAAGTGAACCAGTTTCTGCGGCACTTACTGCCGTTGCAAGTCCTACATAAATACTATCTCCAGGACTAGAGAAACTAAGAGAGTTATTCTTGAATATATAATGTAATATTCTTCTCTCTAGATAATTGGTTGATGCATTTGCTGTTGCCATTTTATACTCCTATGTTCTCGGTCTTGATGGCAGACCAACTCTATAGCCATCTGTGTTTTCTCTTGCTTCACCTAAGTCTTTTACTCTTTCTAAGTACTGCATATACAACTTATCGTAGTTTTGTATAACGTCTTGCTCACCCTTCATGAAAGTATAAGCCTCTACAAGAGAACCATAAAGCAAGGCAAACGGTGCGTTTGTACTAACCCAAGTTGTACCACTATCAGCACCTGCGGTCAAACTAGCAGGTCTATGATAATAGTGTAATTCTATAGTATAGTTACTGTCTGGTGTTGGTGCTATTATAAAATTGTCTTCATCAAATCGTGCATAATATTTAGGTAAACCCGTTGTTGATGCATTAGGTGTATACTCTCTTAAAAAGTTTACATCTTTCTGAAGTAAAAAACTTTCAGATCCAGAAGTTGTTATCTGTAATGAGAATGATGCTAAATAATCACTTGGTATCGTTAAGAATTGATCTGATGAAGTAAAGGCACTTGTTACGTTTTTTCTAAAATAATCTAAGTCAACACTCTTTAATATCTTTTCTTCTGCTGCTTTAATAAAGTCTGGAAGATGTGTAACAAAAGTAGTTTCACTATTGTCAGTATAATCTTGTATTGCTGTTTTTAATTGTGCTAATGTAAAACTCATTTATGTCCCCAATGTAACTGGGCCAGCAGTAACTCTACCACCACCACCTTTTACTCCACTTGTTGCCGTACCACTACTAGCAGAAAAACTATATCTATCATCGTCAACCTTAGTTATTGTATAGCCACTAGCATTCTCAAGCACTGTTTTTGTAAAGCCATCAAAGCTAGACACATTTCTAAATCGAACAGTATCACTTGTTGACCTACCATGAGAAGGTTCTAATACAGTTATCACTGCACTACTAGCCGTACTAGTAAATGGATTTAATCCAAGAAGATTCTCTACGGTCACTTCTGTGCGACTTGTAACTCGTGGTTGATACAAGGCTGTCGGATCTGGACCAGGGTGATTAGGTTCTAATTGTGGGTGTTTAGCCTCGTACTCATCAGGACCAACCTTCAAACCATTCCATTCAGTTTTCATTTCTCGCAGACGATAACGAAATCCAGAACGATCTGAAAAACCCCATGCTTTTTTTCCTGTTGCGTATCTTGCCATATCAGTAACTATAGTATGTCATGCTAGGTGTTAATTTTAAAGGAGTACTATTAGCATCCTCGGCTGCGGCTCTTTGAAACTCTTCTTCATAAACTGATTTTAATAGTTGAATTCTGTCTGGTGCTTTCTTCATTGCCAAATAATATGCAAGTCCTGCTACCATACAAGGTAAAAATCTAAACGGAGCATCTGTTGTGTTGATCAAAGCATCTGCATCTTGAATACGTCTCACATAATAATAAACAAGAGTATATGTAGCATTTGGTGTTGCCCACAAAGTTATTGTAGGAGTAACTTGTCTATCAAAAAAATATTGACTTGGTTGACCAGTAGTCGTCTTGTTCGGAATAGTTAGATATTCACTTCGACTCATTTGAGTTAAGGTAAAGTCAGTACCACTGCTATTTCTTAAAACAACTTCCAAGAGATCGACATGAGTAGCATCGAAAGAATAAGTTGCTGTACCAGAAGTAATAGATTTAGTGTCTTGTGTAACTGTCCACATGTTCAGTCCTCTGTTTGCCCAATCAGCAAACATAAGGTTCATAGAACGTCTAGCAGTTTTTGCATCGTAGCCAGTTCTTAATTCTAAGCCACAACGCTCATAAGCCTCTTCTATTATTTCACCGACATCTAAGTCGAAATCTCTTGAATTTGATGTTGCCATTTATTATGTAGACCCCATTGCTCTTTTACGCATTCTATCTCTTTGGAGTTTAGTAGGAGTTATGTTTGTGCCTCTAAACGTCTTAGGTGTTTTTGTAGACATTGGATTCTTCTTCACAATCTTTTTCTTAGCCTTGTTGACTTGAGAAGCACCACCATCGATACCTGACCTAGATACTTTTAGAGAAGAAACTATTTTCTTTTTGCCTCTGTTTGGTGCTGGAGGTGGAGCTTTTGGAGCAGAAGATTTTTTTACAACTTTCTTTCCGTCTTTTCTTGTTAAACCTCTTTCTTTATTTAAAAAGTCTCGTAAAGACAAACCAGATGCTTTTAATTCTTTCTTTGAAACAATTCTAGGCTTGTTTGTACTTGTTTTAGTTTTAGTTTTAGTCTTATTAGACCCAGCAAAATCTGATTTATCTTTTGCTTTACTAGATATTTTTGCAATATTAGTGTCCGCAGAAAAAGTGGTCTTTCCACTAGAAGCTTTTGGTTTTACTCCTGCATCACTAGAAAAAGTGTTCTTCATTTTTGAAGTGTTTGTTTTTATTTTATTCTTACCCGCAAAATCTGATA